CTTCGAACCGCTTACGCGCAAAGTATTCTGCAAACTTCTCGACCTGTTCTTCCGACAGGATGGGCCACCGCTTACGTACGCGAACGTACTCCTCGTCGTACAGGTTTTCAAGTATCTCTTCGTTTTGGTGGTTGCTCATGTCGGCTCCCGTCCAACACACGTTCTCTGTGTGTTTTGATGCAGTGGCAGTTTGCACATAAAACATCGCATTTTCTTATCTCCTCTATCAGCGTTTTGATTGCATACTCTAGCATGTGCGCTATTGATTTCTTTTTAGTCTTTGGGTCTTTGTGATCAAAGTGCATGGCTACGGGGTCTTCATTGTAGCCACACACAGAGCATCCCTTCTTGATCTTGTATATACTTATCCAATGCCTACGTCTGTATTTCTTGTACCTATCCGTAGTCATCAGTAGTACACCCCACGCTGAACATCTATCTGTGCGTTTATGGGGCCGTGCCATCCGTTGATCTTGTTCTTTGATATGCAGATGTGACGCACGATGTTCTCAACATCACTCGCCCCTGTCTTGCCGATACCAATGATGATGTCAGCCTCACCCGCCTTGCCGGTCTTCGAGTTATCCATCATGTTATAGTCAATAAATTGACGGTCATGTCCATCGTTTGAAGCCTGACTGACAGCCCACACAAGCATCTTGTTTCGCTTTGCTATCTCACGAGCGTGGACGTACGTTTCCTTGAGACGCTCATCGCCACGATTGTACTCGCCAGATATGCGAAACTTGTCAAGCTGATCCATAAACATGATGTCAGGCTTGTTCAGTTTTGCGTATGCGTCTGCCTCTTCAACGCCCATACCTACAGCAGCCATCACCTTGAGGTACGGCATGATGTCCCTCTCATACATAGGTGTATACTTCGCACGGTTCTCGTCGAGTTCTTTGCGGGTGATGTTAAAAAACGACTGGATAAGACGCAGCTTGATCTTTTCAGCAGGCTCCTCGTTTGCCCAGTAGACAACCTTGTGCCCAGCCCGAACGTATGAGGCGGCTAGGAAGCAGCAGAACGTCGTCTTACCTACCTCTGGACGTGCAAAGATAATACCCAAGTTGCCCCGATCAAGGCCAGCCACACGCTCGTTGATCAGGCCAAACTCAAAAGGGAAGTCAGGCTCTCCGGTGTTTGCGTCGAGTAAAGCCTCAAGATCATCCGTCACCTCTTCATAGGTGGTGCGGTCAGACATACGCCCGTCCTCCACAGACTCCACCATCGCCCGTAACTCACCAAAGTCCTCGCTCTCGCCTGTGAATATCTCAATGGCTTTCTCGCCAATGACACGGGCACGATCACGCAACCAGAAGTTCCGCACCATGTCGAGGTGCATGTCCATGTTGTGTGGGTTGCCCTGATCTAGGCTGGCAATAAGTTCCTGTGCCCGCTCACGTGTGGAGTCCGGCATTGCAGGGTTGCGGTCATTGAACAGTATTGCCAGTTCACCGACAGTGATATCGTTTTCATACGATGTGTGTGCATGTGATATGACATCGAACACGTCACGCATCTCTTTCGTGAACATCTCACGTGTCAGGGTGTTGGCTACGTTCGAGAAGAATTCAGAGTTGAGACAGAAGCCCAGTAGCTGCTTATCTATCGATGTAGGATCGTAGGAAGTCATCACGTTCGTCCTTTTGCATGTTTTTCAAATCGGTTCGAAGAACCATGAGTTTTGTTGGTACATACGGGTGTAGCGTACGTACCATACTGATAGCCTTGTCAGTGGCATCCTTGTCAAGCGCAACAAATACACGGTCATATTGTTTTAATTTGTCCACGTGTTCCGCAAGAAGATTAGTCCCCATCAACGCTACACCCGTCGCCACAGAACACACACTGCAAGCACTAGCGCAATCTTCGCAAACAATGACGGTAGGAGAAGTGCCACATACAAAAGGATGTTTACTATCTCCGTACCGATACCACTTAGGATTTCTACCATCTATTGATCTCCCCGTTGCATCCACTACTCTGTTGCTGTCCTTGACTAGAAAAACCACGCGATTGCGCTTAAAATCATACCGAATGTCAGCACAACCAGATAAGTACGCATCGTATGCTTGTACACGCTTTACGTAAAGTTCGGCGTCTAAGCTACGAGAAAGACTAACAAATGTGTCAGGTATCTCGTAAGTGTTATTAGTACGGGGAGCAGGAGGTGGAGCCTGCGATCCACGAAAGGCACGACTAGCATGTTCTTTTGTGAGGGTGACACCCGTGCGGCCAGAAACATTGCAGTCTGCGTGAAAACAATACCACAAGCGTTGCATGCCATCGTCGGTCACGCTAAACGTGTTCTTCTTTCCACAGACAGGACAGTCGGATCGGTACCGTGTCAGGGCAGGGAAGTCGAGTGACTCGACATAGCCCGCCAACCAAGCTGGTGATTTCATCGTTGCGTTCCTTTTGTCAAGAGACATAACACTGGGATAATCGACATGGCAAACTTTGTCAACACGAAAAAATTGCTTGACCACTGTTGACAAACTCGATACACATAAAGAACAACAACCTATAGGGGCTTATCTATTATGAAAAAAATAAATAGAATCAACCCCATAGCTAAACAGTTACGAAAGTTTGGTAAACAAGTTATACCTGATAAACGTAACAAGGAAAAAGATAAACAAGCTAAGAAGGATATTCGTGATGGGAAGACCAGCGAAGATCGATGAGCCGACAAAGACGTACAGTCTGCTAATGTCGGTGAAGCAATATGACAGATTGTCTATGCACTCTGAACGATTACAAAAGAAGAGCAGAGAACAGGTGGCTGTCTCTGACCTGATGCGAGAAGCCATAGACATCTACTTGGAGGCACTGGATGACGACGACTACGATGGGGGACAGGGTGAAACACAATCTGAAGACTAAACCTCTTGAGATAGCCATTGTGAACAACTGGCGATGGGAAGTTGTCGCTCCCGTGTCGTCTGTTCGCATTGGTGAAACAGACAAAGAACTCGTCAAGAAGAAGCAGGCTGTGGACTATCTGCGCCTTGTTACGATCTTTGTCGGAAAAAGTGAACAAGAGTGCAAAAGGTGGCTTGACAAGAACCGTCACGTCTTGGTAAAACTGGGTATTCCTTACGAGGTTGGTAGCTTGTAGGGATACACTTTCGTTGTTGTGTGTGGAGAGCAGGGCTGGATTTTTCTGGCCCTGTTCTTTTTTGTGCTTGACGCCCTTTCTTTTTATCGATATGGGTTATGTATCGCAACAAGGAGAACGCTTATGAACAACTTAGATATGGACAAGCCCTACCTGATCACACAGGCACAGCGCATGGACTTGCTGAACTCTTACAACAAGCTGCGCGATGCGTTGCAAACCATCTGGGACTGCCACGACATATGGCTGTCTGATGTGCGGCACTTGGAGAACTTGCAGATCGAATTGCAGCGCACCCTCAAGTTTGTGCCCAAGCGGGATGATGATCGGAATGTCATATTCGGTGCAGACTGGGTGTTGTATGAACACGGCGGAGATGACGACGATGACTAAGACTTGGGAAGCTACGGTAATCGTAGAATATGTGTTTGAGTGTGACGGTAAAGACTTTGATGAAGCACACGAGGACGCATTGCAAACCATATGGGATGCAGAAAATATGGCTACTTGGAAAATACATTTGATGCCCCTCAAAGGTAGAGAGGAGAATGACGACGATGACTGAGAACCACGTCGAAGCTTGCAAGTGCTGGGACTGTGGCGGCTGGGGAAAGGTCGAGTACGAGGAGCCTCGCCCTGACCCTATCGTCGGCGGTGAACTCGTCGGCAAGGTGGGTCACTGCCATACGTGTGACGGCACCGGAGACAAGTACCGTGCAAAGATCACACAGACCACAGTGATCCGTGCCTTCTTGACACAGGCGAAACACGCCTTAGAAGATATCGAACTGCAGGGACAGTTTGAACTTGACATAGCGTACGATCAACTTAACGATGCCATCGCAGCGATGGAAGAATACGAGACAAAGGTAGGTACACGAGATGGAAATTGATGAAAATGAAGAAATGCTCTTAGTGGATGAGGCATGTGCTATCATTCAGATTGAGAATCTGCATTTAGACCCAGACTTACACTGGGATAAAATTAAGGAGATGGCTATAGCTATGGTGGTGAGTAATTATGGGTAAAGTCAAAGACTGGATAATTGAAATGGAAGAGGACGCCTCGTGCATGACACGCGAGGAGTGGATGACAAAACACGGCGAGACTGTTGTCGATGTCTACGATGAATTCAAACGCAGGGAACACATCGACGAGCCAGATCAAGGGGACTTGTTTGATGTATCGCCCGACTAGGTATCCGTCGCTTGACAAAGACCCGCGCCTCGAAAACGTACGCGAAAGGCTGACAAATCTGCGGACGCTAATTGACGAAGCAGACTGGCAAGACAAACCGATTGACGCTGCAATTCGAAACGAGGCAAATCGCCTGACACACATGACAAACGAGGGGACGCTGTGGCTACCAAAGTTTTGACAAGACAAACTGACAAACGCAACAACGCCAAGACAAATCACACGACGCTATCGCGTGAGTATGTTTGCGATAACTGCGGCGAACCGGCCCTGACGAAAGAGGATGACCGCTTGCGCTGCCCGTCGTGCTGGCTGCGGGAAAAGGGACAACAAATAAAACAACTTGACCATAGCGGATATCGGCCCTAGTGTTTGCCCTATCGTTTTCTAACGAAGGGACACAACAAATGAAAAAACGTATACACATAAATCAGCACGTCATCCGCGCCAATGCAAAGAATGGCACGAATGATCCGGCAATCACTATTAAAACCTACAAGGAAAATTTTTACGCTCATCAGGTAGAAATTGACGGGCCATCGTCCGTCATATACTCGCCCGACAAGCCACTAAATTGTGGCGCGCGCGTATGGATTGAAACCGATTCCCGCGTCGGCTGGGAAAATGACGACGGGATTTTCGTGATATGACAAAGCAGGTAACGCTAGTCGATCATGAAAGAATGATCCACAACATTACCAGCGTTTATCGTGATGCTGACGAAACGCAACACGCAGAAGGCTTGTTGTGGTACTCTGACGCACAGAAGGCTGCGTATCATATCGCGGTAAAATATGATGTTGCGGTTTACATTGTGGCGGCAGTCATCGCCGCGCTTTCACCGAATAACAAATGGTCGCGCAACGTGACAAATGCGGCAACGCTAATAGCTGCATTCATACGGGGCGACGGCATCGATTCCGTGAAAGTATCAACCTATCACGCGATGAAACGCAAAGCTTGGGACATCTTGGCGGCGCGTCCGAACTACGACGGGGCAAAAACGATGCTCAAGGGACAGAAAATCACGTCCTTTTTCTGCGACATCATGGGTGAATTCAACGTGACAATCGACGGCCACGCACGAAACATCGCCTACGGTGAGCGCATCGGATTGCGTGATGACCGAACTAATATCGGTGTCCGTGAATATCGCGCTTTGCAGGCTGCATACGAAGAGGCAGCGCGGCGCGTCGGCCTCATGCCCTACCAGTTGCAAGCGATCACTTGGCGGGTCTGGCGGGACCGGCACGGGATAACATGACAAACCGGCTGACACTATGTTTTTTCGGGGATCAATTAAAGGTTTCTTGTTCGTCCGTTTGGGGGCGGGGCAGGACTGGCGGATTGATCGGGCAGGCAGCGAGACGAAGGGGCTTGCCTGCCAGCCGTTGCCAAAACTTTTTTCGGCGCGGGGGTTCAACTGGTGCAAAACTTGTGCCATGATTCACGAACTGGCACCAACGCCAGCAACAACAACGAAAGAAAGGGGCACGTTATGCCACTTGATATCATACCTATAGACGAACAAGCCGCCAGCCGATCAAAGGCAAAGGGCGGGGACATCTGGGCCACTCACAAGCGGATCGACGACGTATCTTTATACGAAAAATATGGACAGGTGCGGCGGGTGCCGATTGAAGCACAGACGACGCGGCCATATCGTGATGACGGCATTGACTTTGAAATGGTCGAGCCAGTGCCGGTTGCCGATTATCACGCTTTGCAAAACAAGGCGACGGGGGGGCTGCTCAACGTCCGGCCAGTCGGTAAGACGTATGCGCTTGTTCCGCATGACCTGTTGTTTCGGGCACAGGCTGAACAACTGGCCGCGTCTGACCTGCCGCTTGATAAAGTCGAAGTAGTAGACAGGATATATGAAGAGGGGGCGCGGGTTCATCGCACCATCTACTTCCATGACCTACAGGAGGCTTCAACCACGCGGGACGGTAAACTGGATATGGTCCGGTGCAGGATGGACATATTTAACAGCGTTGATATGTCTTGGGCTTTGCAGATATTTAGCGGGGCTTACCGTGACCTTTGCCGCAATACTTTAGTATTCGGCGGGGAAAAAGCTTACCACCAGAAGCGAATCCACAAGGGGGCCGTATCGCCTGAAGCGATGATAGGTAAAGCCACGATGGGTCTGGAAATGTGGCAGAACCAGAAAGACCAAATGCGCTTATGGCGGTCTGCGTCTCTGACTGAAAAGCAGTTTGCGGACATCCTGAAGGAAACGCTTTGCAAGAAGAACACGGCGGCAGCGCGGGTAGATGAAAACCTAGCCGTGAACGAAAGGCGGTTAAACTGGATGCTGGAACGCTTCAAGGAAGAAAAGCAGGAACTGGGGCAAACGCTCTGGGCCGGTTACAACGCTCTGACCCATTGGGCAACCCACTTGCCTGATGCAACTAACAACGGCCGCAACGAGCGCAAACGATACCAGCGCAACGAGCAGGTTCGACAGATAGTCGACGGGCCATCTTGGCGGTACTTAGAAGGGTTGGCAGCTTAGTGGAGGCAATTCTTCTCATCTACCGGACGGCGGTTGTGATATTCCTAATCTTGTTATTATCCGCCTTTCTATCATTCTAACGCCCATAGGGCAGAAAGACACACAACATGAATTATCCACCTCATTTGATCGAAGCTTTCAAGAAGCTGACTGATGATTTTGAACATGCAATCAGGGCTGACGAAAGGCAGCGTTTGCTTGTTAAGTTTCGGGCTGAGTTTCCGGACAAGCCAGTGGCAAAGCCTGAGCCGTTGTTTCCGATCACTGGCATGCATGGTGAGCCGCTGCACGAATCCGGCCCGCAGCCGCGTGTGTTTCATCCGGCGGAGCCTTTCGATTACGTGAAGCTTGGCCTCAATGAAACACACAGGCGGATGCTTTCCTATTTGCGGGAAGGATTCATGGCCGTGCCCACGCTTGCCGGTCACTGCAATATCAAGAAACAGTCGGTCTATACCTATCTTAGCCAGCTTGAAGAGATGGGCTATAAGCTTGAGCGGAAGAGTACCGGAAACATTCGGGGCGGTTACCGTTTGATTTATCGGCTTGCCAAGTCGGCATAGCTTGTGCTTAAAATGCAGGGCGGGTCGCTGTTGGCCCGCCTTGTAAATTGCTAAAGGATAAGCAAACCAATGCAACTATCAATCTATGCACACGCAAAAGACACCATCGAATCACAAAAGGGCAATGCAGAAGTAACCCTTCACACAACCATCCACCCTGATTTCAAGACCGTGAAATTCACCGGCACAGATCAGAAGGGCCACCCTATCAAGGTTACCGTCTTTATGGATGTTAAGCAGCCGCTTAAAAAGATGAAGACCTATTCCTTCGATCACCCGAAAAACAAAGAATAGAAGAGACACCCTGCGCGGGGGGCTAATACCGCGCTTTCCTCCCTCAACTTGCCCCGTCACTAGCTGGCGGGGTCTTTTTTTGCCCGCATGCCAGTAAATAGCCTTTCGGGTTGAACTGGCGGGATAAACTGGCGGGCCTTGTGTTCGGGGATTGCTGCGCTTTCTGCACCCGATTGGCCACCCGGCATAGTAACCGGCATGACAAATCGATATACACGGGCGCATGTGCGGGCGGGTTATCCCGTCAATATATCCGGCGGATATTGTTTTGGGGGTAGGGGGTCGGGTCACCTTGGTGCGACAAGATCACCGATATTAATTTACCGGTTTCTGCGGGTGCGCGCATGGGCCACTGGGGGGGAGTATATATGGGTTAGCAATCCCCCCCTCGATTTTGTGGCAGGATAGTTATCGATATGACTAAAAAGGATGCGTAGGGGAGGTCAGCGGGGTGTCGGCGGGTACCCTATGGGTTTACCCCGGCGGGCCTATGCCCATAGTACAGTCGAATTTTAATTTTGTCAAGAAAAAAAGTTGACACACATGAGAAAACTCCCTATACTATTGTCGTGAGCCGCATTTTTATGTCGGACCACCCCACTACGCGACACTTACGTTGTACTAACCAAGTGGTACCGGACATAAGTGCGACTCACCCCTCCTCCTTTCTAGGTAAATCATACAATGTTCACAGCTATTGTCTTTGCGTGTTGGCTTCACAGCCCCAACGACTGCACACAATTCATCGATAAACAGGGTCCGTACCGCAACGAGAACGAATGTTCGACCCGCGTTGTACGAATGATCAAAGAAATACGAAATATCACACCCGGAAAGGTCATTGTCGGTGCCGAATGCACCATAATCGCACAAGAAGCCACGTGAGTATGAATCTCCTTCCCCAACAAACGCCGAAAAAGCGGGAATTGACACCCCAACAGACGCAATTCCTCGACATCCTCTTCGAAAACGGCGGAAATGTAACCGCCGCAGCCGTAGATGCGGGCTATTCGAAGGGTAGTGCAGCGTGGTTACGCAAAACCCTCGCTGAAGAGATCGTAGATCGCACGAAAGACATCCTGTCTATGAATGCCTACAAGGCTGCTACACGCCTCGTGGCTACAATCGACAACCCCGCCCCCGAACGCGGTGATGATCTGCGCCTCAAGGCTGCTGAGAGCCTCCTCAATCGTGTAGGAGTGAAGCAAGCGGAGACAATCAACCACAATGTAACTGCAGTACACGGAGTTGTTCTGCTTCCCCCTAAGAAAGAGGTCGTGATCGATGGATGAAAAAGCATTTGAATCGTGGAAGAAGGAGCAACGCGCAAGATTTGCTAACTTCCGCGACGAAGTAAAGAAAGAGTTTGATAGTTTTCGCAGCGAAGGTCGTGGCAAAATTAAAGAAGGCTCTGAAGAAGTAAAAAAAGCAAAAGATAAGGCCGATAAAAAGATAGATAAGGCTGCAAAAGCTTTTCGTCCTAGTGGCGGAGGCGGCGGGGGCGGTTTGTTTGCTCCAAGTCGCTTCATGACGGGACGCGGTAGAGACGCACAAGGCAACATGCCTAAATTGGCGCACGGCGGCAAAGTCTGTCGTGGACGTAAGGCCAGCGGAAGTGCGGAGAAGAACTAGGTGGCAGGACGCCCCAAAAAAGACCCCAACGCACCGAAAGCTTCCTACAACCTTTCTGTGAAGGAACGTGCCCGCCGTGCGGCCCAAAAGAAACTCAATGGGGCCAAGCGTCGTGCCGCCAAAACAACGAAGGCGGCGGAGGATAAGCGTAGATACGCCCGCAAACTCGAAACCAAGATAGGCAAAGTGGAGAAGGCCCTTGTCGGTAAAGAAACTAATGTCATCGATCAAGGCGACCTTGCAGAACTTCCTGCAGCCGTTGCAGATTTGGTTGATGATGCTGAAATCGTATTTAAGCCGAATGAAGGACCGCAAGAAGAATTTCTTTCGGCAGGTGAAAGAGACGTACTCTACGGCGGTGCAGCCGGGGGCGGTAAATCTTTCGCTCTCTTGGCCGATCCTCTGCGCTTCTGTCATAACCCTAATCATCGTGGGCTTCTTCTTAGGCGTACTCTCGACGAGTTAACCGAACTCATCGACAAGTCGCGTCAACTCTACACGAAGGCGTTCCCCGGTGCAAAGTTCCGCGAGTCGAAGTCTACGTGGGTGTTCCCGTCCGGAGCGACGATCTGGTTTACGTACCTCGACAAAGATAAGGACGTAACTCGTTTTCAGGGACAGGCATTCAACTGGATAGGTATCGATGAAATTACACAATACCCCACGCCTTATGTGTGGGATTACTTGCGTTCTAGGCTTCGTACTACTGATCCTGAACTCCAGCAACACTTGTACATGCGCTGCACAGCCAACCCCGGAGGAGTGGGTGGTTGGTGGGTCAAGAAAACCTACATCGAAGGAACTCCCGAAAATAAGCCTTTTCCTGCCTTCGATATAGAAACAAAGAAACCGTTTCTGTGGCCGACTGGTCACGAGAAAGCAGGTCAGCCGCTCTTCTTTCGCAAGTTTGTTCCTGCGCGGTTGACCGATAATCCTCATCTGATGGCAGACGGCCAATACGAGGCTATGCTCAGATCGCTCCCAGATGTCGAGCGAAAGAGACTTCTCGAAGGGGATTGGGATGTGGCAGAGGGAGCGGCCTTCCCAGAATTCTCACGTGTACGTCACGTCGTCGAACCATTCGAACTTCCGACGAACTGGCCTCGCATACGTATGGCCGACTACGGATACGCAGCACCCTCGTGCGTCCTCTGGGGTGCAATCGACTGGGACAACAATATCTGGATATACAGGGAACTATACCAAAAGCACTTGACAGCAGAGGAACTAGCCGCTAAAATACTAGAAGCGGAACAACTAGACCCTCTACCACACTATACGGTCCTTGACTCGTCTTGCTGGAACAAGACGGGTTTTGGGCCTTCAATCGCAGAAGTGATGATGCGTGAGGGTGTGCGGTGGACTCCGGCAGACCGCAACCGCATTCAGGGGAAGATGGAGATACACCGTCGTCTCGCCGACGATCCCTACACAGAGGAGCCACGCCTACGCTTCTTCTCTTCGTGCCAGAATATCGTCAAGCAGATTGCAGGCATACCCCTCTCCAAAACAAACAGCGAAGATGTAGACACGAAGGCAGAAGATCACGCATACGATGCTCTACGCTACGGAATGATGACACGCATGAGTGGCTACGCCTCTATACACCAACAACTCAATGCGATCAAGAATCAAGTACACCAAGTTCAAGACGAAGTATTCGGATACTAATTGATGGCAAAAAGAGTAACAAAAGAACAAAAGCAAAGTATGACGTTGCGCGAACTGTTTGAGTTCGAAGCGTCTATGAAGCCTGATGGAAGTGTGCCTCAAGAAGTAGCCGCTCATATAAAGAGGCTAGAGGGAATTACAGACCAGACTACAGGCACTCCTGTCTTGGACTTAGTTGTCAAGGACATGGATGTTGGTCAGGTATTTGGCGACGTTATATCTGACAGTCCGTTTAGAGACGCTGACTTAAAAGCATCTCCTACTCTTCGTAGCAGGTCATCCCTGCTGATTACCCGCCTGAATACGATGTTTGATAATGCGGGATTTGGTTCTGGGTATGTAAAGAAAGAAGTAGAAAACTCTCTTGGTAAAGATGTTTTTAATAAAGAATCTGGATGGGAATTTAAGCGGCAAAGAAAAATAGCCACAGGCTTCCAGCCAGACGTTTACCAGAAGTTAAAATCTATACTTGCAGATGATACAGTTCCTAAAGAGATGCGGCTACAACTGGCCGGACACTTGTTTGGGGGATTTAGACCTGAGAATATTTCACAATTTAGCATAGAAAATTATGACCGCGAACAAGGTATTCTTACTTACTACGACAAGAAAAGCAAAAAGAATAAGTTTGTAGTTGTCAACCCTGCTGTTCAGGGAGTTCTTGACGAGCAGATAGGAGACAGAACATCCGGTTTAATTTTTCCGAATGCAAAGAAAAATCAAACAGCCCTGAACACGTTACTTACAAACACGATGGAGAAGGTCACCTTTGCAAAGCCGGATGGGACACTCAAAGCAGAGAACTTCACAGTATACAAGTTACGAAATCTCAATGAGACGATTCTGACCGATTCTGGACTGCTGGAAAGCGACATCGATTTTCTAAATGGTCGAAAGCCTCAGACAGAAGCAGCAGGATATGTTGCTAGTGCATCTCGTCAGCGGCGCATCAAACGAGCAGCGAACGAGTTAGTTGCGTCGATTGCTGGATACTCAGGAACACAAACTGTAGCCCAGTTTGCCTCTGACATAGGAATTAAATTTCCTGAGAAAGCCCTTCAGACTATAGTTAGCCGTGATCTTCTGGTATCAGACGAGTACGTAGAAGCACTTGACGATAATTTTCTCAATACCCTAGATGTTGAGGGAGGCCAGTTAAGCAAGGATAATATTCCCCCTGCTGATCCGGAAACAACTGCACAGTATCAGGCAGAGTCTAGGGCGGCAAGCAGACTTCGTACGGCAGATTTAGAAACTCAGGCAATAGCCGCTGAAACTAAGAATATAGAAGGCAGGGCTTCTCTACAACAAAAGACGGACGACGAAATCAGAGCCATCGAAGTAGAGAGGTTACGTGTAAGCAATATCAAAAAAGAAGTTAGAGACGAGGCAGCAGGTGTAACTGGCGGAGACATAGACGAAAAAAAGATTGCCCAAGACTCTGTTGGCAATCCTAGTTCTAGCCTTACAAATAAACTGTCTAGATTCGGAATCAAGTTGGGCGCAGCCGCTGCAGCCATAACGACAACAGCAGCAAAATCTGCACCGATTGTAAGTGCTGCTTTTATTCCTGATCGTATTCAAGACCTACAAAATCGTTATGGTATGTCCAAAGAAGAAGCGACTGCTATGGCTGGCACAGAAGAGCTAGTTCCCCCTGTAGGAATAGGCATGGCAGCTAAAGAAGCTGTAGAAGATGTCGGTGAAGCAGCAGCCAGTTCTGTTATAGAGGCATCTAAGGAGCCATTTAGAAAAGAAACGGGAATGGAATTGACTGATAAGAATTTAGGACGAGCAATCGTGTCTAAGATAACCGGAGGACTATCATATTCATCCGGTGGGTTTATAGAGAAAAGGAGATAATCTCATGCCCGGTAATAACTACAACTACGGTGCATCTTACATCATGAACGCTGACAAAACCAGTGTCGATACCGATGAGGGTGCAACACAACTCTATCGTGAGGGTCTTGAATTCGATACTCGCGTTCAAACAGGGCCAATCATCGAAGATATGCCCAAGAAGCAAACTAAGGCGACTGTGGAAGCTTCACTGTTTAAGATGGCAGACGAACGCGACTACTAAGGAAGCGACATGGCCGATAATTTCCTAGAACCGGATGAAGAACAAGCGATTCCGATTGTAAACCCTGATGAGCAGATGCCCGGACTTGCGGGCCACATCAAGGCTAAGTTTGATGACGCGGAAAACGGACGGTTCTCGTACGAGCAGCGATGGCTGCAGGCGTACAAAAATTTTCGTGGAATCTACGACTCTACGACAACGTACCGCGACAGCGAGAGGTCTAGGGTGTTCATCAAGATCACCAAGACTAAAGTCCTTGCTGCGTACGGGCAAATTATCGACATTTTGTTTGCTAACAAAAAGTTCCCACTTGTAGTGGAATCTACTCCTATGCCGGAAGGCATTGAGGAGTTTGCTCATATGCGGACACCTGTGGACGATATGACTGAAGCACCCAGCGACCCTTACGGATTTCCGGGAGATGGTCGTCAACTTGCTCCCGGAGCGATGCGGGCCGACGAGCCTCATCGTCTAGGCTCATACGGTAAAGACTTTGGTGACATGCTCATCGCAGGCAAGTCTCGTGTTGGTGAGCCACAATTCGAGCCAGCAAAAGAACAAGCACGAAAGATGGAGAAGTGTATCCACGATCAGTTGCTTGACACCAATGCTGTGAGCGAGTTCCGAAAGGCAATCTTCGAATCGTCCCTGTTCGGCACGGGCGTGATCAAAGGACCGTTTAACTTCCATAAGCGCGTTCATAGGTGGACTACGGATGAAAACGGAGAGCGTCAGTACGATCCGTACGAGCGCACGGTGCCTCGCATCGAACACGTATCTGTGTGGGACTTTCATCCCGATCCCGCTGCTACATCCGTAGAGGACTGTGAGTACGTCATTGAGCGTCATCGCATGAACCGGCAACAGCTTCGTAGTCTTATTATGCGTCCACATTTCGACGCGCAAGCAATCGAAGAGTGTCTCGCAAAAGGGCCGAATTACGAAGATAAATACTACGAGGACACGATCCGTGAGGATGAGACTGAACCTCACATTTCTGAGAATCGTTACGAAGTCTTAGAATATTGGGGCGTCCTAGATTCTAAGTTTGCACAGGAGGTCGGCTTCGAAGGTGCGGAGAATATGTCAGAGTTCGACCAGATGCAGGTCAACATCTGGGTGTGTGGCACAAAGATTCTTCGCTGCGTAGTCAATCCGTTTACGCCCGCACGTATTCCGTATCAGGCGTTCCCGTTTGAAATCAACCCCTATCAAATCTGGGGCGTTGGTGTAGCGGAAAACATGGAAGACGCACAGATGCTAATGAACGGCCACGTTCGCATGGCAATCGACAACCTTGCTCTAGCTGGTAACTTGGTCTTCGATGTGGACGAGGCGTCGTTGGTGCCCGGACAGAACATGGACATCTTCCCCGGCAAGATATTCCGGCGTCAGTCAGGAGTCACGGGCACGGCAATCAACGGCCTCAAGTTTCCGAACACTGCTGGTGAAAACATTCAGATGTATCAAATCTCACGTCAGCTTGCCGACGAGGAGACGGGTATCCCGTCGATCACACACGGTCAAACAGGCGTCACCGGCACAGGACGCACGGCAGCAGGTCTGTCGATGCTGATGGGCAGCGCAGGCTTGTCGATGAAAACGGTGATTAAGAATATAGATGACTACCTTCTCAAGCCCATTGGCGAAGCATTCTTTCAGTGGAATATGCAATTCGGAGAGAATGTCGAAGATGTCACGGGCGACCTAGAGATCAAGCCACGCGGTGTAGCAGCCGTCATGCAAAAGGAAGTTCGCACACAACGCCTTACCTCATTGCTACAGACTGTAGCTAATCCTATGCTTGCTCCGTTCGTAAAGATACCAAACTTGATGCGTGAACTGGCTATTTCACAGGACATTGATCCGGATAGCTTGGTGAACGATACGAATGAGGCACAAGTATACGCACAGATGTTACAAGGGATGATGGCAAATGCTCAACAAGGATCAAGCCCGGATGCTGGCCCCGATGCTCAACAGCAAGGAATGGGAGCCTCTCCGGGAGTACCTAACGGACCTCAAGAACTTGACGATTCGGGCCGTGGTAACGGCACAATCGGAGTCGGAACTGCGCCAGTTGCAGGGGAAGCTGGCTTTACTGGAAACCCTCCTTCAGTTGAAGGATAGCTATAAGGCAGTAGTTAAGAGCAATGGATAATGTAAACAACGATCCCGGATATATGTTTGGCATAGCAGGAGATGGTTCTCCTCTTGGTACGTCTGATACAGCCTCGTCGGATAGCTTTTACACACGAACATCTACCGTAACACCCGATCAATACAGAAATAGTTTTACGAACTACTACGAACAAACTCTTGGCACGGGAATTGACGTAGATGTGATCGACGAGGATGAGGATTCGACGCAGGACGATACTCCTACAGTATTTCAGCCTGTTGGTGAAACAGTGCTACCCTATCAAGTAGAAGACAGAAAGCCTTTTGGGGATTTAGCTGGCCGTCCCCTTGAAATGGAAATCTTTGGGCTAGATGACATAAGATACACTGACTATTCTGCTCAAACCTTCGGAGATAAGACCGATAACTTTGTAGCGGAATCAATGAAGAATAATAAACTGGGACTAAAGATGGACCCCGCAGCAGAGGTTGCATTAGCCCCATTTAGTAGTGCGATGGGTGCAGTTCCTGCGAGTGTGGGTGGTGCCCTGTTTGGAAAATCAGTTACTCCTCCTTACGGCAAGGATTCAAGCTACCGTCCTACAGGTCTAGCCGGGGTTGGCTTTGATCTTGCCATGTCTTTTCACGCTAAAAATGCAGCAGCAGTGCAGGCCAATCGCAAAGCGGGAGGAAATTCTGGGGCACTACTGGCCGTAAACGGATTGCTTGTTAGCCGCCCTCCCGGAAGATTTCAGTACACTGGAAATATGCGGGGATTGACCACTGAAGAAATGAAAAGATTGGAAGCTGCGGGTTCAGGATTTGTTCCCGGAACGCTTCGAGAAGTCGAGGATGACAGCGCACCGGGGGGATTTCGCACCACTGGAATGAAGGGGCTACTTAGCGGCAATGACGCTTTGAAGATTGGCGGACAGATATCTGAAACTGGGTATTTCATCAGCACCACAACTGGCATGGGTGCAGCACTAACAGGCGGTGCCGGACTTAGGGCTAAAGAATTTCGCATGGCTTACGAGGCAGCAAATGCCAAGTATGGTGTATCGATTGATCAATTTAAGGATGCACTAAAAGAGGCACAATCTAACGTATCTGGAATAGGCACGGTTCGTACCAAATACCGCGATGCCACATATCTGTCAGATGCTTTAGCTAGAATGCGAGAGGAAAACAAAAAAGCCGGTGCAGAAACAGTGATAAAGGTTCAGACTGATTTAGGCACTGATGGGGTTAGTCCCACTGCAGAGGAAGAAAAGGACGCGGCATTTGCGCGGGGTCAGCCTGCACGGGATCGTTTTATGGATCGCCTTACGTCTAATGCGTATACTTATGAAGATGATCCTAGTCCTGCAGCCGCTGGCGCACAATACAGCATGGATGACTTTGCTGATGACTACGCCGCAAGCTACGAAGGCGTTGATAATTTCGGATTCCGTAAGGGTGGCCGTGTGGGTATGCAAATGGGCGGAGCCGCACCAGCAGGCTTCGTAGAGCGTCCGCCATCACAGGTATCCGAAGCGGCTACTGTGGCTGACGACAAACCTATGAGCGTCCCAGAGGGTACGTTTGTCATCAACGCTGCAGCCGTCGAGTTTGCAGGCGAGGGTGACATTGCTAAGATGCTCAAGGATGCCTACAAAAAAGCAGGCAAGAAGGGTTCAAAAACACCATCAAGTGAGCAGGTTGACGTGGCCGTATCTCGCGGCGAAGTAATCGTGCCGCCACACATCGCCAAGATCATTGGCTATGACCGCCTCGAAAAAATCAACAATCGCGGCAAGAAAGAGACAAAAGAAAGAATTAAAGAAAACGGCCAACAACAAAAGGGTGCTTCAGTAGGGGGATTCTTGAGCAACCTATTTGGATTTGGCAAGGAAGAACCACAGCTTACAGCACCCCAGCCTGACCCTAGTGAGCCAGAGGCAGCGCAAGAACCTGCCCCCAAACAAGGCTTTGTTGATAAGCCTGCAAAACCATCCACGCCTCTTCCTGAAATGAGTCCTTTTGAAGAGACTACACAAGAACTGCTACAGATTGTGGAGGACAATAAGTTTAAGGGGTATGTTCCGTCTAATAATAGTGGCGTAACTATCGGACGTGGATTTGATATTGGTCAGCACAGTGTAACCGACTTAGAGAGAATGGGACTTGATAGTGAAGTAATATCTCTTCTCACACCGTACGTAGGAAAATTTGACAAGAACAACAGATTTATTGCGAAGACAGGTCAAGCAGCTAAAGACGCTCTTAAAAAAGACCCTCTTAGCTTTGATCCCAATAACAAGACACAGGCAGATAATCTAGAGGAATTGAACGTAATTGTTCAACGTGCCAAGTACGAAGACTTTGAACGTGTCATGGCAAATCTAAAGCTTAAATTGCCGGAAGACGACGCATCTCGTGCCGCAATGTTTGCGGAATTTTACGCAGGAAACTTCAAGACTAAGGACGGAAAACTTACAATTCGTAAGTCCTTCATGGATGAGGCCCAAAGAACAGGCAGCGTATACGCGGCATTTCAAACGGGAATCATTGATAAGTTAGAATCATCAGATACAAAAGCAGCGCGGGCGGCTAAAGGCAGGGCAGAAAAAACTATGAGTTGGCTCCTAGATAATCTTCCATCCATAGACATGCCAGAGTATCGTCTCCCCAAGCTTCCAAAACCTAATCCACCAGTGAACATGACAAGGCCCACACCTAAACCTGTTCGCTAGAGAATTCGCTGGCTACCCGCTAACAACGGCCCCAGCACAACCGGAGCGGCTACCTACACGCCAAAGTAGCCCCGCTATCAAGAGGTAATAAAATGGCAAAAGCAAGAGGCCACCGTGCCAACAAACCTAACGACTCATTCGGAACAATCAACAATGATTCGTTATATCGTGGAAAGCACCGCGAAGATGTCTACAAGGATGACGACGAAGACAACGAAGCGGAAGAGACTGTAGAAGCACAAGACGCGGACCCCGAAGAGGCTACTCCGCAACAAGCAAACAGTTTCGTAGAACAAAAGCAAGAAGCTGAACACGACTACAAGAAACGATACGACGATCTCAAGCGTCACTATGATACAAAGGTAAACGAATTCAAGCAGGAAATCGCGGAACTAAAAACGGCTATGCAATCTCCTCAAGCACAGATGCCACAGGGGGTAGCAATGCCAAAGACTCCAGAAGAACTGCAAGCATTCAAAGAACAGTATCCAGAGGTGTTCGAAGTCGTACAGACCGTTTCATCTTATCAGGCTGAATCACAGGTTGCCGAACTCCGCGAGGAACTAGGCACCATCAAAGAGCGTGAAAAGGAACTCGAAAAGCAGAAGGCTTACCAGCAACTGCTCAATCATCACTCCGACTTCGACGAGATCAAGTCAGATGAAAAGTTTCTTTCGTGGCTCGAAGAACAGCCTGAGTCAATCTCAGATGGCATCTACAAAAACAATACAGATGCTAAATGGGCGGCACGGGTCATAGACCTCTATAAGGCCGATACGAATGTACCGGCAAAAAAGAAGAAGACCACAAAACCTTCTGCAGCAGACGCAGTTACCAAGACCTCTGCGAGAGAGGTAGCTACGGCTAAAGTCGAAGGCAAAGTGTGGAAAGCTTCTGAAATCCGTAGTCTCAAGCCGTGGGAGTTCGAGAAACTCGAAGAGGAACTCGACGCTGCACGTCAAGAGGGACGGATCGACCCTAACAACTAACCTTAACCTCAAAAAGGAAGGAAAGAACCAATGGCATTTGGTACTGCTGCAGGTTACGGCAACCTGCCTTCCGGTAATTTTGCACCGGAAATTTTCAGCCAAAAGGTTCTCAAGTTCTTCCGTCGTGCTTCGGTTGTAGAAGACATTACAAATACCGACTACGCGGGCGAAATTGAAAACTTCGGCGACACGGTTCGCATCATCAAAGAACCAACAGTCACTGTCTCATCGTATACACGGGGTTCCGTTGTAAACGCGCAAGACTTGGCTGACGATCAAATCACGATGGTCGTTGACAATGCAAACGCTTTTGCATTCAAGATCGACGACATCGAAGAGCGGCACTCGCACGTAAACTTCGAAGCACTTGCTACCTCATCTGGTGCATTTGCCCTGAAGCGTAAGTACGACGCGAACGTCCTGCAAGCTATCTCCGATGGCGCAGGTATCGCAGGTGCTGACGATGCCTCACTCTCCGGCGGTCTTACGACTACTAACTCCGCTCTGGGTACGGCGTCTGCTCCTATCAACGTAGAAACTGACGATGCTGGCATCAACCTGATGCTGCTGATGGCACGTACACTGGACGACCAGTCTGTGCCGGAGGAGAATCGTTGGTTTGTAGCACCTCCGATCTTCTACGAGAAGATGTTCCAAGCCGGTAATAAAATGGCTGAAGTACAGGTAACCGGCGATGCTACTTCACCACTGCGTAACGGTCTTGCACTTCCGGGCACCCTCGCTGGTTTCCGGTGCTACAAGTCCACCGCGCTTAATTCGACAGCAGGCACCGATCAGGTAACTCTGTCTGGTGTGGCAACTGACGCCTCTGAGAATGTTATTCTTGCAGGCCACATGTCGTCCACCTCCACTGCTTCGCACATCGCTAAGACCGAAGTGGTTCGTTCAACTGAGTCGTTCTCTGACGTTATTCGTGGTCTGCACGTTTTTGGTCGCAAAGTTCTGCGTCCGGAAGCTGTCGTTCGCGGCGTCATCGACTTTGCGTAAGGGAGGGCTAGGTAAATGGCTACTATTGATCGTACCCCTAATGGCGGAACTGCTGGACATCCAGCAAACGTCGCACGTCCCTACGTTGTAACTTCACAAGTGCATGATACTGCAGATGGCGGTACAGGCGGTGATGTCGTTCAACTGATCGACGTTCCTGCAGATACCATGATTGTTGCAGGTGCTTTGGAAGTTCTTGAAGCACGGGGCAACGGACAGATCACTCTGGACGTGGGTTTCACTGGCGGTGATGTGGACTGTTTTGTTGACGGTTCTGCTCTCGCTGCTGGTTTCACTCCGTTCCTAGAGGCTGCAGTAGGTGCGTCTGGCTCTAATGCCCGTATCCTAACTTCTGCAGACACTATTGACGCTCTCATCCTAGATGGCGGCTCTACTGGTGAATCTGCTGCACGTTTCCGTATTCACGTAGTTCTTGCGGATATTTCTAAGAACCCCGTAGAATCTGCTACAGTTTCTACTGGCACGTAACCTATCTCAAGGGGGCGGGGCAGCTTGCCCCCTTGACACACATTACTATATATGATATAAGCGTGTAAACCAGCCGGGAGATATGCCATGCTATTACAGCTTTTATCAGAACAAGAAGTAGACTACTGCCTCGACAAGTGGGGCACCAACGAAGACGGGGCAAAAACTCAACCTCGTTCAGATGGAGAAAACTTGAAGGACAATGAAGAGTGTCCGGATATGTTGCCAGAAGTACGGCAACTCATATCTACAAGGTTGTACAATAATCCGTACATCGACTCAGTTGTTTGCCCTAACAAAATATCTGTAAACTTCTACAATGAGTATAAGAAGGGCGGATATTACAACAGACACATAGACTCGTTTCGAGCAGCACCCAAGAATAGTAACGTATATTTCGACTACGGATTTTCTATCGGACTCACTGATGACTACGAAGGTGGTGAGTTTGTTCTCGACAACGACGTGGGACAAATTTCGTACACGATAGGCAAGGGACAAGTCTTGATCTTTCCTATCATTTACACCCACGGTGTGAACCCGATAAAGGAGGGATCACGCAAAGCAATAATCGGCTGGATGTCAAGTAACGTATCTTACGAGCAAAGTTATATACTCAAGAACCTCTATCAAATAAATGCTAGGTTCTTAAAAGACGAAGACGAAGATATGGCGTTGAAGTCTACCCTCGTGCAAAATTATCTTGCAAAAAGTTGGGGGCAGACATCATGAATTACATAACCAGTAATATACCATACTTCAAAGCGTGGGTACGAAGAGAGTACACAACAAACCACGACAGATACCACGGCGAATTCTTACACGCGATGGTTATCGGGGTTACTACTCTACCCATGCGTACCCTGTCCTTTCAAGTTTTGTTTACAGGGTGCGAAGAAGACGACAACGTACATGGTGGGGCTATGTGGGCACGGATGCCCCTGACTGCACTGGTAGGCGATACACCCTTCGATGAGTGGCCTACGCCCATGCCAACACACTTAGCCCAGCCGTGGGATTGCCAGTCACACCATCATTCGGTATTTGTACTAAACAGGGCTACCCCCTGCCCGTGGTTGGCTAAGATAGATGGAGAATTCTTTCCTGCCAAGTATTACTTCACTGTAGACTACACAGACAGCGAAGTTGCAGATGATCCTGCACAACACAAACAAAGTCACATTCTAGAACTTATGGATGCTGGCGAGTGGACAGGCAACATAGTTGCACTTCCTAACAACAGAGTACGGGTGACTAACCCTGCTTGGTTTGTAACGGGCGATGGCCCGCCGGATTTCACTCCTAGTCAGTGGGTCCATCATTCTAAACAAGACCCGAATTACGTAGAAGATACGGCACGGGTATTCGACAATCTTTACGCGGAGAAGTAAAATGGCAAAGAAGAAGATGACAGCAGAACAAACACTTTCACGGATTCAAACTTTGTTACGTGGTATGGTTTCACCAGAATACGTTAAAGCAGAAGGTGCCTCAAGAAAAAAAAATGTTAAAAGAGGCATGGCTAAAGGCGGTAAGATGAAAGCCAAAGGTATGGCTCGTGGTGGCAAGACTATGATGAAAAAGTCTAAGGGTATGGCACGAGGTGGCAAGACTATGATGAAGAAGTCTAAGGGTATGGCACGAGGTGGCAAGACTATGATGAAGAAGTCAAAGGGTATGGCTCGTGGTGGCAAGGCTAAACGCTAATGGCACGTCGTGGACTATATGCAAACATAGCAGCCAAAAAACGTCGCATCAAAGCCGGTAGCGGTGAGAAGATGCGTAAGGCAGGAAGCAAGGGCGCACCTAGTAAAGCCAACTTCCGTCGTGCTGCACAGACTGCAAGGAAAAAGTAACATGGCAAGGAAGGCACCACCCAAGTCCAAGAAAAAGTCTAAGGGCGCAACCCCCAAGAACAAGGCACTCTACGCTCGTGTGAAGGCAGAGGCCAAGCGCAAGTTCGATGTTTATCCTTCAGCATATGCAAATGCTTGGCTCGTTCGTACGTACAAGAAGCGTGGCGGGACGTACTAGGTATGGCTAAACCAAAGGGCGGCTTAACAAAGTGGTTCAAGGAAGACTGGCGGGATGTGAAGACCGGTAAGAAATGTGGTCGTTCTGGGTCTGAAAAAAAGAAGCGACCCTATCCCGCTTGTCGTCCGGCCAAAGTCGCAAAGCGCATAACAAAGAAAGAAGCTGCTAAGAAGACCGGTCCCGGCAAGGTAAAGTGGTCCGTGACAGCTTCGGGCAGAAGGAGGAAGGCGAATGGCAAAAAGAAAGCCTGACAATATGCCTGCCCGCAACAAGAAGAACTTCCGTCCCACAAAGAAGGGTGCGGGTATGACTGAAGCTGGGGTCAAGGCTTACCGCAAGAAGAACCCCGGCAGCAAACTCAAGACTGCAGTTACCGGCAAAGTGAAGCCCGGAAGCAAGGACGCAAAGCGACGTAAGTCATTCTGCGCTCGTTCGGCAGGACAAATGAAGAAGTTCCCGAAGGCAGCAAAGAATCCGAACAGCCGCTTGAGGCAGGCTCGAAAGAGGTGGAAATGCTAAACCTATTGATAGGTCCGATTTCCCAACTAGCTGGTACATGGCTAGAGGGTAAGGTCGAAAAGACAAAAGCCGAAACAGGCGCACAGGTCGCAAAGGCAAAAGCCGAAGCGGTCATCATGGAAAAGAAAGCAACAGGTGAAATAGACTGGGACTTAGAAGCAATCAAGGGTAGCCAGAACTCGTGGAAAGACGAGTGGCTGGTTATTTTGTTTTCGGTGCCACTCATACTCGCCTTTATACCGGGCATGGAAGATGTCGTCTCACACGGATTTCAGCAACTGGAGCAAATGCCTGAATGGTACCAGTACAGCTTGGGCGTTATTGTTGCTG